CAGGGTAACAACAAAGTCATAAAAGCACGTAAGGTTGTTGGAGGTTCAAGCACCACTAAAGTATTTAAGGCTAAAGATATACATCGTCTTGAAGACTGGGCTATAAATGTTTTAGACGATTCTTTTAACCGCACTGCATCAACTCTTAAACGTAAAAGCTACTACGACAACTTTAGCGAAACTAATGGTGCGGGAACCATTACTGGTAACTGGTATGAAACTAATTATAGCCGTCTCGTTGTTAATGCTACAGGTGGCATACGTGCTAGTGATAAAAGTGTCACACTACTCCACAAGGACACAGGAGGTTTTAGTTTAGGACATTACGAAGTAACCTTTAACGTCACGCAAAGCGGTGGCGATGACATAAACAGCGCGATTCCAAGCTCAAGTAGAAACCGTATTGAGTTAGTAACCAGAGATACTGACACTACCGCAGATAGTAATGAAAACTTAAACAAACAGAGGTTTGCTGTATCGAAAGGTGCTAATAAGTTTAGATTTACTTTGTTCGATGACGGAACCTCAAGTAGAGAACCAGCTATAACATTAGTCTTTTATAAAAGTGCGCTATTTAATGTTGAGATTTCAAACATACAGTTAAGACATTTTACAAATGCGGATGGCGACGCGGATGCTTATGTGGACACTTGGTATGACCAGTCAGGAAATGACAGGGATGCTACCCAGACAGACGCTACCAAACAAGCGTTAATAGTTGAGAATGGCACTTACTTGGAGGGCATTAAGTTCAATGGGTCTTCTCAATACTACGATTTTAATAACGATATTACGTTGTCTAGTGGTACGCCCTTGTCCGTGTTCTGTCTTCAAGATGCCACTAGTAGCACAAACGATTTCACGTTAGGCTCTCAAGGTTCTAATAGAGGCATCAGTTTTAAGAACAATAAAGTAAGTTACTACTTTTCCACTAATGCAATAAGTATTGACGCTCCTACTTCTGTAAGCGGAATGACTCAGTTTACTGTAATTCACGATGGCACTGAGACGGGTACTAATGTTAGAGCCTATCGTAATGGTGCAGAGATTATAGACTCATCTCCTGATTCAGACATGGGCAGTAAACAACACGCTGTTTCAATAAACTACATGGGAACTAGAAACAGCAACGATTACTACACTGGCACAATTAAAGAGCTAGTAATCTATACAGCAGACCAGACCGCCAACCGTCCTGCCATCGAAGCTAACATTAACAATCAATACGAAATCTACTAATGTATCTAATCTACGCAAGCGAAGAAGCCGCCATTGAGCGAGCCGACGAAGAAGGTAAAGACAACAACTTCTCCTACTGGACTGACGGCATGGGAACCAGATGGTTGACCAAGCCAGTCCCTACGGCTGACGGTATGTGGGCTTTAGATGTTTCTGAGTATGACCTCGACGAGTCCGAAGAGTCCGCTACTATTGATACCTATTCACCCCTAGAAGTCGAAGAGGACTAATATATTTATGAGTAACAAATCTGCCGAAAGCTTATACACCTCCCTTGAAGGGAAGCGCTACCAATACCTAGACAGAGCCAGACAAGCATCTAAATTAACTTTACCTTATGTAATGCCTGATGAGGGCTTCGGTTCTCATTCACGGTTAGAGACACCATTTCAAGGCGTTGGGGCAAGAGGAGTAAACAACCTCGCTTCTAAATTACTGTTGGCACTTCTACCCCCCAACGCCCCCTTCTTTAGATTAAACATAGACAAGTATGCTTTGGCAGCCGAAGGCGCTGATGCAAGTGTGCTGTCTGAAATCGAAGCAGGACTTCAACAAGTAGAAGATTCTGTGATGGATGAGATTAGTCGTGAGACCTATCGCGTTGCTATTCATGAAGCACTCAAGCATCTTATCGTTTCTGGTAATGCCTTAGTATATATGCCTGATGATGGAGGTATGCGTGTATTCCATCTCGACCGTTATTGTGTTGAGCGTGACGCTATGGGTAATACCCTATACATCTGCACCAAGGAAACACTTTCCTATATGACCCTATCCGATGAGTTGAAAGAACTCGTAGGTGTCCAAGGAGAAAGTGCTGACGAGGCTATCAATCTTTATACAGCAGTGTGCCGTAAGAGTGACCACTGGTTTGTCTATCAAGACATCAATGGTATTCGTATCCCATCCTCTGAAGGTAAATACAAACTCGACAAGAACCCATTTATCCCTCTTCGCTTTACTCGCGTCGATGGTGAAGACTATGGTCGAGGTTATGTAGAAGAATACCTCGGAGACCTTCAGTCACTTGAGACCCTTACCCAAGCAATCGTTGAGGGTAGTGCAGCAGCAGCCAAGGTTCTATTCATGGTTAATCCTAATGGTACAACCAGAGCGAGGACACTAGCTGAGTCACCCAATGGTGCTATCACCCAAGGTAATGCGCAGGACGTATCGGTTCTACAACTTAATAAATTTAATGACTTTCGTGTTGCCCAAGAAACTATCAGAGAAATCAAAGATAGACTTGGACACGCCTTCTTACTTACTTCAGGAGTTGTTCGCCAAGCCGAACGTGTGACTGCCGAAGAAATAAGAATGTTAAGTATGGAATTAGAGTCTGCCCTCGGTGGTCTCTACTCTCTACTTAGTACAGAACTTCAGATGCCTATGGTCAACCGACTGTTGGTAGTAATGAAGAAAAAGAAATCGTTACCTGAACTACCTAAGGATATAGTCAACCCTGTTATCATTACAGGTGTTGAAGCACTAGGTCGTGGTAATGATTTACAGAAACTTGACTTGTTCCTAGCTGGAGCAGCTCAAGTGGTTGGTGCTGAAGCTGTCGCTCAGTTCGTTAATGTAAGTGAATACTTCAAACGTAGAGCAACCTCTCTGGGTATCAAGACTCAAGAGTTAATCAAGAGTCCTGAACAGATGCAGCAAGAGGCACAGCAAGCCCAACAAGCAGCGATGATGCAAGCTGCTGTACCTAATGGCGTAAATGCGATTAGTAGCCAGTTAAGCCAAGCTCAAGAAGGAGCGAATATGAATCAACAAGTAGAAGCAAGCGAGTAATAATGGAACGAGTAGTTATACAAGAACACAGTGAGGACGAAAATATCTCACTAGAAAAACAATCGGCTATGCAAGACGAAGCCGCCAAAGCTAGAGGTCAATCTATTGTAGCTGAATCTGAAAAGGTTGAAGAGACAGAGACCCCTATTGAAAGTGAGCGCCCTGAGTGGCTCCCTGAGAAGTTTGATACAGCAGAAGATATGGCTAAAGCCTATGCCGAAGCTGAGAAGAAACTATCAGAGCCAAAGGACACCAAGGAAAGTAAAGAAGCTAAACCTAAAGAAACTTCTGAACCTTCTGACAATGTTATCTCAAATGCCTCCGAAGAATTTTCTAATAAAGGAGAGCTATCTGACAAGACCTATGAAAGTCTTGAACAAGCTGGTCTCTCTCGTGAAATGGTCAACGCATACATCGCTGGTCAGCAATCCCTAGTAGACGCTCAGACTACAAGCATCCACAACTCTGTGGGTGGTGAAGCTGAGTATAACGCTATGGCTAAATGGGCTGGTGAAAACTTAGCCGATGATGAGCTAGAAGCTTTCAACACTATTGTTGAGAGTGGCACAACGAGCCAAGCAAATGTTGCAGTTAAAGGCTTATATGCTCAATACAAAGCACTAGGTGGTGGAGAACCTTCCCTCGAAAAAGGTGGGACTTCTGCTTCTGACGCTGGTGTAAAGCCATATGGTTCTGCCGCTGAGGTGACTCGCGCAATGCGTGACCCTAAGTATGCTGAAGATGCAGGATACAGAAAGCTAGTTGAACAACGACTCTCAGTCACAACCGTATTATAATTATGACACCAGAACTAATAGCAATGCTAGGAGGAGGACTCAGTGGCTTCGTAATGAAGCTCATCGGAGTGCAGTTGGAAAACCAAGCTCGTCAATTTGAGCGTATGCTTTCTTCCCAGCAAGCCGCAGATGCCTCCGCTGATGCCGCTGCCAAACGTAATGGTGGTGTATTAGTTCGTAGATTTCTAGTGGTCTCCACTGTCTTTGCCATCGTAATTGCCCCGTTCGTGTTCGCATGGACAGGTGTGGGTATTAGTGTTGTCAGAGAGACTGGAGGCTTTCTAGGGCTATTCAAGAGCGTTCAATGGGAAACCGTTCAAGGCTTTGTAATCCTCCCTGAAATCAGACAAACAGCCCTTGCCATCGTAGGCTTCTACTTTGGTTCAGCCCAAATTAAATAAGATGAATGAAATTATATTTAATATTATTATCTTTTCTTGCGTTCCTAATCCCCCAATTAAAAGCAAATGAAAATCTGTCAATCTCCAGATTCGTGTCAAAAATCCCTTTGTGGGAAGTGTATCCGAATAGTAAGCCAAACGTCATTGGCGACAATGGTAAAGCTTTTGGGTTCTATCAAATTACGAGTATTATGGTTAAAGACTTCAATCGTATCAGCGGTAAAAGTCTTGTCCATGAGGATTGTTTCGACCCAAGAATTTCTAAAGAAATCGCTTATACAGTTCTGGCGCACTATTCAAAACATATTAAAAGACAAGGAATAGAACCGACCGTAAAGCATTGGTTGTTTATATGGAATGGTGGTGGTGGTGCTTGGAGACGAGTACATCACCCTATCAGTGACCGTAAACAATTACGACTGGAGGGTTATGCTCAACGAGCTATGACCTTCCTATAACTTTCGTTTAAGATTAATAAGCACAATGCCCTCCGAGGAGGATAACATTTGGTAAGCAGATAATCGAAGACAAAAAACAATAAACTAAAACTAACCCTAAAATAGAAAGATAAAAACTATGGCAAATGGTAATACATCCCCAAGCCGCAGTGGTCTCATTTCTGGGGGTTCTGACAATGATGCGTTGTTTCTCAAAGTCTTCTCAGGAGAAATCCTGACTGCTTTTGAACAGAACAATGTCATGAAGGACTTGCACTTGATGCGTACAATCACATCAGGTAAGTCTGCTCAGTTCCCAGTATCAGGAATTGCTTCTGCAAAATATCACACACCTGGAGTCAACATCGCTGACTCTGGTAACTCGATGCTTAGCAGCATTGGAATGAACGAGCGTGTCATCACTATCGATGATGTTCTTGTATCGTCCACATTCATTGCTAACATTGATGAACTCAAGAGTCACTACGACGTTCGTAGCATCTACGCTTCTGAACTTGGTAAGGCTCTAGCAAAACGCTTCGACATAGCAACAATGAAGACTCTCTTCGCTGCTGCTTCTGCTGGCGCTTCTGCTCCACAAGCTGGTGGTAACTCCATCTCTGGTGCAACTACTAACACCACTGCTGGTATCGTTGACGCACTTTATGCGGCTGCTACTAAGCTTGACGAAGTAGACGCTCCAAGTGAAGGACGTTTCGCTATCGTAACTCCTGCTCAATACTACAAGCTATTGACTGCTGATAATGTTGCTATCAACAAGGACACCTCTGGTGGTTCTGCTGATGCTGCTCGCGGTTCAATCGTTGAAGTTGCTGGCATCCAACTCAAGAAGAGCAACAACTTCCTAGAAGTTATCGCTGAAGGCAACATCGCTGTTGACCAAAGCTCTGCTGACAATGATGATGGTTCTGCTAACAACGATGTGTTCGGTGGAAGTGGAGTAGGTTACAATGGTGACTTCTCTGCGCTTAACAACAGTGGTGAACATGGTATCCTCGTTGGTACTAAGGAAGCTATCGGTACAGTTAAGCTTCTCGACCTCGCTACAGAGTCCGAGTACCAAATCGAGCGTCAAGGTACACTATTCGTTGCTAAATATGCAATGGGTCATGGTGTCCTTCGCCCTGAGTGTGCAGTGAAGATTCTTCCTGCTTAAAACCCTCTAAATTCAAAGCCCTCCTTGGTTAATCCCTTGGAGGGCTTTTTTATTTTATGAAACGAAAAGGCGTATCATTACGAAAAGAACATAAGTCTAAGAAAGGCGGTCTCACCAAGAAAGGGCGTGACTACTATAATAAGAAGACGGGTTCTAATCTTAAAGCACCACAGCCCAAGGGAGGCGCTAGAAAGCGTAGCTTCTGTGCAAGAATGTCAGGTGTTAAAGGAGCCATGAAAGACTCTAAGGGTCGCCCTACTCGTAAAGCTTTAGCCCTTAAACGATGGAAATGTTAAATTATGTCCCTATACGAAAATATTAACCGACGCAAGAAACTAGGCATTAGCCGCAGTAAGAAGAAATCCACAGTCTCCAAGAAGTCCTATGACAATATGAAGAAGGGTTTTCCTAAAAAGAAAGAAAAATAATAATGGCTACATATACTACCCAACTAGAAGCAGTAAACTCAATGCTAGGTCACATCGGTGAATCACCTGTGAATAGCATTAGCGACACCTCAGCAGTTCCCGTATCTGTCTCCGTCGCTATCGCTGCGCTTAACGAAGTGAGCAAAGACGTGCAATCGGAAGGGTGGCATTTTAATACTGAGACAGATGTAAAGTATTCACCTGTAGGTGGTTCTATTACTGTCCCTGCCGACATTATACAGTTTGACCCTATTGACACATCATTAGATATTGTTCAACGCGGAGCGACCTTGTTCGACCGTAAGAATAATACAACAACTTTTACAAGTGACCTAACGGTAAACCAAATGCGTTTACTAGATTGGGATAGCTTACCAGAGGTAGCACGTAGATACATCACCCTCAAAGCATCAAGAGTATTCCAAGGACGCATCATTGGGTCTAGGGAATTAGAAGCTTTGATTGCTCGTGATGAATACGTTGCTAGAGCTAACCTACTAGAATCAGATGGCAGCACCTCCGACAGAACTATATTTGACAACTATGACACCTCAGCTAGAGTTGGCATCAATCGTAACTACGACATCTCTTAATGGCATTAATTAATACAAGTGTCCCTAACCTCATCCAAGGGGTATCTCAACAATCAGACGCAACACGCTTTGCTGGTCAGTGTGAGGAGCAGGAAAACGCTCTTAGCTCTGTTGCGGATGGACTAAAGAAACGTCCCAATACTAGACATCTTGCTAGGTTACTTACGAGTGCTATAGACAGTAATAGCTTTGTTCACTTCATCAATCGAAGTGACTCGGAGAAGTATGTTCTTATTCATGATGGCACACATCTATACGCCTACAATATGATTACAGGTGTTGAGCAAGAAATAAAGGTAGGGACTAATTGCTATAAAGCATCTTGGACGACAGCAGAACTTGCCGCGAACTCTAATTATGTAGCTACTGGTTACCCCGTCAGTAATACTTATCTTGCCTCTGCTACGGCTCGTGCGTCATTAAAAGCTCTTACAATCGCAGATAGCACGTTCATACTAAACACAGAGCAAGCTGTGGGGTTAGGTTCAACTAAATCTCCAGCCGTTGCAAAGGAAGCCTTGTTATTTATTAAACAAGGGGATTATAAAAAGAAGTATGGATTTACGGTCAACGTAACTGCCTCTAGTAATTCAGGAGTGTCTGC